CACCCATTTCATATTTGTATACGGGTGTTCCTACAACATAATTTTTAGAATTAGATCCTCTAGTAATACCACTAATTGTTCCGGTAGATGTGTCAGTGTAAGTAAGAATTTCATCACCAATTTTTACATAACCAGCAGTTGTCGTTCCAACACCAATATTCTCAAATGTGCTAAACTCCGAAGAGTTTTCTACAAGAAGGTCAGCAGTTGAATCTGCACTATATGGTGAGGTTAATTTAGTTGGTACGACATCACTCTCTACACCAGATATTGTAACTCTATTATTTTCATGGTACATACCATGGTTCTTATGGTCAACAATAAGGTGAAGACCATCGTTATTACCAACTGCTCTAATTTCTGTTGGTGTTACATTACCGTTAGCGCCATTCAATGTTACTAAAGAACCAGAACTATTTGTAAACTGTAGAGTTTTACCTACGCCAACTTCAAAATCTCCCTGAACATTATCAAATATAATTTCGTTTGTGCTAGCAAGTGATACAAGAGAGAATCTTGCATTTCTACCTGCTGGATTGTTACCAAGACTACTAATGCCAAGAACATCACCGACAACATAACCAGAACCACCGTTAACAACGGTTGCTCCAACAGCAACGCCATTATTAACTGAAATATTAGCAGTTAGATTCTGACCAGATCCAGTAATACTCGTCAAAGCAACTCCGGTATAAGTCAGTGCGCCGGAACTTGGAGTGTAACCAATTCCTGCATTTGTAATTGTCAATGCGCCAGTTCCAGATCCAGCTGATCCCACAAAGTTACCGGTTGCATTTGATCCCTGCTGTGAGAAAGTATTTCCAATTTCAAGAGCATTACTTCCAAAAACAGTTGTTCCTAAACCAACTCTAATTTTCTTAGAACTGATATTGATGGAGTCAGGTTGGAGAGTTGGAATCTGTCCATTACCTTCTCCAAGAATTGGGTTATAAACCTCAAGTGAACCATTCTGCACAAAATCTGCGCGACGTATGGTGAACTTAAGATCCTCCCATTGACTTGGTTCCCATGTAGAAGCATTCTGTGATTTAAACAGAGATCCAAGGTATGGTTGGTTGGAGATGAATTCATCAGTCAAAAGATCAGATTCTCCAACTCTAGAAATAAACACTCTATATTTTGTAGACCAAGAGGCAAGTGTTATTGCATATTCTCCACCACCCTCAAGGTAAACCGGTGCTTTAAAATTAAATGTAGTTGGTACTGTTCCATCAGCAGAAATATTGATTTGATCTGGTGTTAAAATAATTTCAGAGAAGGGAAGAATCTTCTGAGTTGGAACACCATTTTGCATGGTACGAATTTGGAATGTCATGGGAATATCCATGTCATCCTTGGTCTGGAAGAATACATCGCAACTTGTAACAAATACACCAGTCTCATCTAAGACTTGGAATGATTGCGCTAAGGGATCATACCACTCAGTGACGGTAGTTTCGGTGGTCACTGAATCAATTACAGTGCTTGCTTTTGATGAACCAAAAAAGTCTCTTCTTGCTTTGCTTTCAGTTTCATGTCTAATTTGAATCTCAGCATTTCTAACAGAAACAATTTGCTCTTGAACAGTTTCAAGTGTTCCTTTTGCAGTATATTTTTGCTCACCAATGGTAGATGCAACATTCTGATCATTATTAGAATCATCAACTAATGTGAAAGTTTTATCTCCAGTTTCAAACTTGGGATTCCCTCCAATATTTGGATCTGGAATATAAAAACTTCCTATCAAAGTTGAACCCAAGTCTGACATCAATCTTAGACTTGAAATGGTTGCTTGTGCTCCACTGGTCTGACCAACGAGAACCATGTCTTTAGCGACATATCCAAAGTATTCACCTTGTGCTTGCAAAGAAAGTGCATAAGTATCAACATTCAGAACTGATGATGTTGAAGAATATGTTTCGGGTAACACATTTCCTTGACCTGGAACTTGAACTTGACCAGGAGTTCCTAAGAATGTTTCAACTGCAGTTGGAGAAACTTGGGACAGATATGGATTATTTCTATAGACTTGAGTAGGAGCATTGAATGGACCTTCTTTATGATTGGCTTGAGCAACTCTAAATCTAATTGCAGGTGTTTTAGATCCTCTGTTTCCTAAACCAGTGCCCTCCATTTTACCAAAAACTGTCTCTCCAACCTGAAATACACCAGAAGTCATTGTAATTTCTAACAACTTTGGAACACAATACTTACTTACATCTCTAGAGTCAAAGAATGGATATATTCTAGTAAGAGGTCTTACTTTATTAGCGACAAATTGTATGTTTCTAGAGCGCATTAATGCGATGAGATCTCTACTAATAACTCTGTCACCCATTGAAGTTTGATCGAATCTCTCAGTAATAAGAGTTTTCTGACCTCTTCTATTATCGGTTCCAATTCTGAATGTATCAGTTATGGTGTCTTGGAAAGTTGTGGTTGTGGAAGATTCAGTCCAAGTGCGAGTCAACCTTCTTCCTCCACGTCCTTGTTGATGACGTTCTCTAACAACAGTTCTTGCTCCTCCACCACCAGGACGAGTCTCTGTTCTAGTTCCACCATCTCTTTGAGTTTGCTCTGTTCCAGTCCATGTGGTTTGCCAAGAATTCCATTGAACAGGGAAGAATCCAGTTTGTGGATCAGCTTCACCAAATCGTCTTGTGGCTTTTGCCATTTCTTCTGCATAATTACCCTCAGTTTGGACAATTTTTGCTTCAACTCTTGCAGTATCAACCCATGTATCTGATGAAGGACTTAGTTCAACAGATGCTTGCCAAAAACTAACTAAGAAAGGTGTTATACTTTCAGTTCTTGTGGCAAAGTTTTGCTTCAACCACTCAATTTCTGTATAATCTAGGGTAATAATATCAGAAGAACGCTTAATATTTTCTCCATCAGGTGCCGTAAATCCAAGATCAGTTTGTGTAGTGACACCCTCTACAGGTTCAACTGTTAAGTCAATAGAGTTTGTAAAGTGCCTTGGACGCAATTCTCTGCTTTGAACGTCTAAAGAATTGTTTATTGGAGCATTGGTCTCTTGTGGTAAAAGAGTGGTAAAATCATCAACAAAGAAACCAGACTTAAATCTGTTTAACCCCTCAGAGTCAGCGACAAATAAACTCTCAGTATTAACCTCTAATAAAGATAAAGTGGTATAGTATTCTAAACTTCTAATTCTATCCTCAAGTTTTTTGATATCGGACATGCGATATCTCTTATGCTCTAAGAAAGATACGGTTGCATCCTCTGTAGAGAGAAGATATGGTTGTAATTTTACTGTAGCAATTTCTAATGCGTCATCTAGTGGAACTGGTCTTTCAAAGTTTTCTGATGGAGCACCTTGTTGAACCTGAAGTCTTCCATTTTTTGTCATGAAGATTCTATCATATCTTCCAAGATAGAATGAAAAATCAAGGTTAATTGATTCATCAGACGCTAAAATATTTGCTACAGAATTACCACTACCATTGTATGATCTTCCTAAGAATTCCAATGGAGATCTAGAACTCTCTGAAACTGTATAATCAGAAACTCTTGGTCTAATATCAATTAGATCAGTATTTCTTTCTCCATTGACAGTTTGAATCTCAAGATCATAATCGAATGATTCATAAGAATTTTTGGTGATTAAATCTCCATCATCAGTGTCCTCGAAATATGCATTAGCAAAATATACTTTTAATTGTCTAGTTGGTGGTCTCGCATTAGACTTTCTTTTTAAGAAACCTTGACCATAGATAGATGATTTCTGTCCAGTATTAAATTCAAAGTGATTTGAAATTGCTCTACTAAGAGTGTTTAATGTCGTCAGAGTTGCAGTGATATTTGACTCAGAAAAGACTATTGTTTCTCCCTCAGTGAAGTTTATATCAGTTCTGGGAACATATGTAATTTGACTATCAGTTAGTTTTTCTGTATATACTGCTCTAGCGCCAGATGATTGACCTACTATAAACTCACCAACAATTAAATCTGAAGTTTTACCTGTAAAACCGCTTATAGCAGATAATGTTGCTTGGGGTGCAGATGCTGCAGATGTATTTGTAGATTCATAAACACCAAGTATTCTGATAATATCTGGTTTGTTCAGAGAAATTCTTTCATCTTCAACTCTAGTACCAAACGGGAAATTACCAAAAGTCAAACCATTGTTTAAAGTTGTGCTTCCTGTTCCTGCACCAGAATTGATTGATTTGTCAACAACTAAAGTGTTTACTCTATTCTGTCTTTTAATTTTTTCTTTTAAACTAGACTTTCTTAAAGTTACAAAAAGAGTTGCTCCAGTATCATTAGCACCTAAGTTATTAATCTGAAGTTCTTTTCCACCATTAGTGAATGAGAATCTATCTGCGGTTAATTCCTCAGTTGCACCATTAGATCTGATTAATGTATATCTTTCTTCATCAAACGCCAAGAACGTTTCATTTGCACCTGCAGTAACTACAGCAGAAAGTTTGTTGGTTGCAATATTGACAGTGAATGTTTTTCTAATTATAATATTAGAAGAAATTAAATCAACATCAGATATAAACTGCTTTGGCATTGTTGTGTACAGTGCATTTGCATCAAGATCCTCAGCAGATGCTGATAATTTTGTACCAACAATTTTTAAATCATTAATTGTTCTAGCAGTTGGTGGGAGATCTCCGTCTAAAACTCCAGTAACTGTAGTAACACCAGTGACAGTAACATCACCGGCATTAACACTAGTAACTCTTGCACCAATTGGAGTAGCAGAATCAGTAGTTGTGAACTTTAAAATACTTCCAACTTTTACTTTAGATAAAAAATTAGAAGCGGCAGCTGCGGTAATTTTAGGAGAACCAGCACCAACTGTCGCTGTAATTGAAGATACTCCAACATTTACTAAGGTATCCAGTACAGTATCAGCAGTAAATGTTACCGCAGCACCAATGCCTCCAGGTAAACTTGGACCACCGTAGACTGATTTGATATCAGATATTCCAGCAGATGTTATTGCAATAGCAACCCTAGAGTTTTCAATACCATCAAAAATTAGTGGTTCATTGAGTACAAAATCACCACTTCTTTCATATACTGTTAAAGCTGCTCCAACAGAAACATTTTCTCTTAAAAATGCAGTCGCTCCACTATATTTTCCTTTGACATGAACCGGAACCGTTAATGTAATTGGTTCATTCAGTGTCATATGAGAGAATGTTTGAATATCATATAGTTGAAGATCCCACTGATTAACATCCGCATTAGTAGCACTGTATGATCCACTTTCCAGTGCAAAATCATACACTCTAGCTAGACCAATTTCTTTTCCAGATAAAGTCTCTGAACTAGATCCAACTCTCCTATCTCTTAAACTTAAAATATAAGTATTACCAATTCCTGTTGTCGGTGCACCGAAAACTTTATTTGTTTTAAAAGTTGCTCCAGTATTAAAAATAATTTCTTGTTTTTCTAGTTTTTTAGTTGTTCTTGGTTTTGATACATCAAGATATGTGGTATTAATTGTTTCTACTTCATATCCTTTTACGAAAGCTTTACCTGGAGAAATTTCATACAGAGCAAGATCCTCAGATGCTAAAGATCCACCCTGAGTAAATCTTCCTTCTGTATATACCCCATTAGTGCTAACGCCATCGTCTAACGAGTCTCTAACAGTCACATCAAACGGCATGACGGTATAATCACCAGACTCTGCATATGTTCTGCGTGCTAGTTCATCAGCAATAATGCTATATTCTGTATTTTTTACTTGAGAATCAAGCACACCATCTCTAATGGTTGCTAATTCTATGAAGTCAGAATCATTAAAATCATCTAAAGACTTAATTGTTAAAGAACAACTAATTTTTAAACGGTCTGCTCCAGGAGAAGCAAAATTATTAAATCCTTTTGAATTATCTGTAAGATTTTCATCAGTATCTGAGTTTACAATTTCCTCTAAAACCTTAAGACCAACTCTACCACTTGCATTATTTTGATATTGAGATAAAATTAAAGTTTCGTCAGAGACATTTACAAAATTACCTCTAATAAAATAAACACCATTTGAAATTGAGAACGCTGACCCAGTTGATGTTGCATTCGTGGAAATTGTCGAACAGAAAGATTCTCCAATAGGAATGAATGGATTATTTAATGGACCAGAAATTATATCAACGTCAGTAGCTAAGAGTTCACCATCTAAAAATGTTTTTATTTCAGAATCTTGAACACCAGAGGACAAATATGAAAGGTAAAGAGTTAAATTGCCTCTCTCAGAATTTTCAGACTTTAATATATTTTTTACGTATGCTGTTACACCAGAAGTTAAACCAATTACTTTTCTATCTACTAGTTGATCAATATAAAAATCAACAGGAACACCCAAGTGAGTATTATTTAACTCAACTGCTTGATATGACCTAGAATACGCAGTGTTTCCAGGAATAACCTTTGCACCTTCTTTGAAAAAGTGCTGACCAAATCTTTCAATTTGATTTTGAAGAATAGATTGTAGACCAGTTAGTTCTCTTGCTTGAACTGGATATCCTGGTTTAAACAAGACTCTATGATAATTATCATTAGGGTCAAAATCATCAAAATATGGAGATACATTGAGATTGGTTTGTTGAGCCATGGTTGATTAGAATTGCAATATGATTTTGATATCTTCCTTCTGGTTTGAAGATCTTGTTATGGCAGGTCTGTTGTCAGTGTAGATTATTTCACCTGAAAATTGTTTAACCTCAGGAGTAGATACTCCTCTATTAAAAGTTTGACCCAGATAATATGTCCTATTATTTATGACCGTTGACAGACCTGAGAAGTCGTCCAGGGTGAGACTTACGCTTCCTCCAGTAATTGTCAATGCACCGCCAGTATCTGGTGAACCAGAAAATCTGTTTAGATTATAACCAAATGAGGGATTAGTTTGTGCAACTCCAACAGTAGTAAATCCTGCAAAAGTTCTCTCTTGCCATAGTTTTAAAACACCAGTAACTTGATCATAACTAACAACTTTACCTATGGCAGTAACACCAGTACCAATTGTCTGTTGAACAACAGTATCCTCTGTAAAAATTGCTGAACTATAACCAACTCCAGTTAATCTGAGAGCATAGACTCCACTTGCTTTATCTAGTGTTAAAATTTGATTACTACCAAATGCCAAAGGATTTTCTACAATTCCAATTCTAGCAATTTCATTACCCGTGATGAAATCTGGATTTTCCACATCATTCTCAACCCTTGAATATAAAAGAACATTTGTTGCACCAAGTTCTCTATTGATATCCGCACCATGTCCACCTTTAGGAGGAATAATTACATTTAAAACAGGAAACTCATTAGGAGAGGGAACACCTCCTGCAATTAAATCTACATTACCAAAAGTATAACCAGATCCCTGATTTGAAACTACAATACCACCTATTTTTGAATCGTTATTAATTGTTACTGTACACTCTGCCCCAGAACCATCACCTTTAATGGGAACTTTGGTATAAGTTCTATTTGCAGTTCCTATTCCAACTCCACGATTTTCGATAATTACAGTTTTAAGTCCACCATCAACAGCGTTATCTCTTACAGCAGCATCATCACTGCTAGTCTCCCAATTTGAGGGAACTGGCATGTAATCAGTGCTGTCAAATCTAACAATGTCTGATGGTTTGATAGTATACAAATATTTCCAAATATATCCATCACCACTGGTTCCTGCAGCTCTTGGTTCTAAATCAGTAAACCTTGGTTCATCCAGTGATGGTCTTCCATTTACATTTTCTGGGTCAGTTCCATTCTGAAGACAGATGTAAACTCTATAATCGCTATTTAAAACAAAATAACTTGAGGAATATAATGAAGTTCCGTTAGAGTTTTTAGGAGTATTGTTTATGCTATAATCATGTCTATAATAATCATAAGTTCTACCAGACGCCCAGACATTTTTTGATACTACTTGTTTAGCATCATCTGAGGTAATTTTCTTAAGTGCAATTATAGTATCCCATGTTGAATTTTCATTGGCAAAATTGTCAATAGGTGCCGGAGGATCATTATTCCAATCAGCATTAATTATCGTTGGATTTGGAAGTCCGACGAAACTATAATATGCTTTTCCAACCGTATTGAATCCGGCTACAAAATTCTTAGCATTCAATATCCTTATCTGATCAGTTATAATGGCAGACATTTTTGTAATTTTTTAGTTATTTATTAGGTTACAAACCCAATCGACTTGTATGCGGTTTGTCTTATAATGTATGGTCCAGTCTTAATTCCAACCACACCATTAGAAGTAATGGCATCATAGGACTTAAATCCAGTTCTCTCACTGAATAAAAGTTTACCCCAACTATATCTTCCATAGAAACTGCTAATCGCTAAACCAGCAGCGGTAAATCCATTGTAATGTGCAATACTAACAGTGACTCTAGCAACGTTAGTAGTTCCAATTCCAATTGAAGATGTATTGGCAATAGAGACATCAGCAACTCTGTAGATATTATCTAGGAAAGAATTTCCAACACCAATTGTATTGCCACTTTCATCAAGGGCAGTCACTCCACTTCCAACATTAGACTCATAGACAATAAAGTAATCACCAGTTGCTATTCCACTAGTTGTTGTTTGTACAGTAACACCTGTATTATCTCTCAATGGAGAATTTGCTTCAATCAGTAAGTCGAACACAATTGCGGTAGATGCGATACCAACGGAAGTGGTGCTGATTCCAGTAATAACTCCAAAGTCACCACTATATGTGGTTATGGTGTTATTCTCTGTTTCTGGTCCTGCTGGAGGTCCAATCAGAACGACTGGAGGATTAGTGAAGGTGTATCCGGTTCCAGGTGCAGTAATAGTTACACCAGTAACAACATCAGCAGTAAGGGATGCAACTGCAGTTGCTCTTAACGTGCTTCCTAATCCAACAGGATTCCCTATGGTCACGTCTGGAGTTGTTGAATATCCAACACCACCATTGGACAATGCAATAGATGTTATTGTTCCAGCAGCAGAAACGTTAGCAGTTGCGGCAGCACCCACTGGTACGTTATAATTAAATATGGAAACTTTATTTTGGAATGCTACTGAGAGTTGAGACTCATTAATTGGATTGAAAGCAGGTCTTACATTATCAACATATATCGTTGTTGAACCAACACCAACAGATTTGATAATATACGCTGTTGGGAAAATGTTTGGTTCATACAGACCACGCGACTTATCAATGACCTTTCCATTGATTAATACATCATTTCTTTGTCTACACCATGTTATAGGTCTTTCTGCTTTTTCATTTTTAGCTAATCCTGGTCCAGGATAAACATTTGTATTTACAGAACTTGCAGAAATAATTGTAGAAACTGATCTCTTATTTTGATTTTGTTCAAAATTACCACTCTTAAATTGTAGTGTGTCGCCAACCTTAACAGTTTCTGTTACATCAACGTCATTAACGTCAATTTCTCCAGTTCCTTTGTATAGTAAGATTTTAACTGAGTCACCTGCTTTCGGTGCCTCATTGAATCTAATTGAACTACCACCTAAGAATTCATAAGACTCTCCAGGGACTTGTATAACATCATTGATAAAGATAAGAAGATTATCTTGGATATTGATGTTTGAACCCTTAGCAGCAACAATAGATAAGAACTCACCCTCAGATTTAATTGGGAATACTACTCTTTGTCCATTAAAAAGTGAAGAGAATTCATCTAAAAATTGGAACTCACCAACAGACCATGCGTTAAATGAATCTCCATCAACCCTTTCCACTTTTATTTCAAAATCACTAAGAGTTTTTGTTGGATCTGTTGGAATTCCGACAGTTCCGCTAGTACCAATAGTTAATGTCTGTCCAACTTTATATCCAAATCCTGTATTGGAAATATTAAATTCAATTATACTAGATCCTTGTCCAACAACAATGTCAACTTTACCTCCTGTTCCAACGCCAATCGAATTTGATGCATAAACAAGTGGTATATTTTCATATGATAAAGGTTGATCAATAATAACTTCAGGTGGATTAGTTGAAGTGTATCCTGTGCCTGGGTTAGTAACAGCGATACTAACAATATGACCACCACTTATTGCAGCAGTTCCGATAAACTCTAAAATTGGAGTTCCTGTTGAAGATGATGCAACAGCAACATTAACTGTTGTTTGAATTCCACTTCTATATCCAGAACCACTATTACCAATAGAAATAGCGGAGACAGTTCCTCCAGCAGAGATAGTAACAGTCGCACCAGCGGCAACAAGTGGTTGATAACCAAATCCAGTGGTTGATCCGACAGAAAGGAGAACACCACCAACAGGAATATTTGCATTGTTAACATCATAAGATACAGAACTTGCAGTTCCAGTAAAACTTATTGAAGTAATACCTGTGGTTTCAGATACTGTGTAATTAGAATTTTCACCCAATCCTTGAAAAATGCCGTTAACAAGAATTAATGTAGAGGTAGTGATACCAGTCAGATTTTGTTTGTCAGAGGTTAGAATAAATTCTCTGGTCAAACCATCAAATCCTTGAGAAATATCATCATAGATGTGATTCTTAGCATAAGTCTCAACAGTTGAACCTGGAGGTCCACTTCTCATAAATGATCTTCCGAAGAAAGTAGATGATGTTGTTATACCTGTCCAATCTCTGAATGATGGTGGATCAGTGACAGATCCTATTGGAATATTACCGTAAGGTGCCTCTGCAAAGTTAATTGTATTATCAATAATATTATAATTGCCTTCAATCTTTGTAACCAAGGTGTCCTTAGCATGTGCTCCTAGTCCTGTTCCAAACCAGTTACGACGAACCTTGACAGCATTCGTTGTTCCTATTCCAATAGAAATAATTTTGACAATTTCATCATCATCCTCGGTTCCAAGTTTTACATAATCTCCGGCAAAGAATGAAGTTATACCAGTGAAGAATATAATATCCTTACCTGGAGTTGCTGAAGTCGATAATCCAGTGGTTACTGAAGTTGCAACAATAGGAGATTGAATCATGTTGTCAATAGACACTATGACTTTGGAGTTTGCATCTTTTGCAGTAAGAGTATGATCAACACCTGCTGAAACACCAGTAAATGCAACAGAGACTGGATTTCTCTTAAGAGCATTTGCTGCACTTGTAGCAAGTTTTACTTTGTCCTCACTAACTTTGATGCAGAATACATTTCTAGGTAGAGTCGTAGTCGTTCCAACACCAACAAAACCGTCAGTTGATGCAATCGAGATAAAGTCAGTTTTGATTCCTAAGGTGCTATCATATATCAATTCTTGTCCGCTTACAAAGAAGTGATTAGGTAAGAATAATGTATTATTAGTTAAATTGACAACATTACTGTCCGATGCATTAAACTCTTTGGTGAAGATCGTATCATTCTTGTGAGTTAATGGGAAATCCCTTCTAACAGTAATTTCAGTTCCTGTATAAGTATCAAAGTTAGATTTTAATAATGCACAGTTTAAATCCTTATCGAATTGATCTACATTGTCAAACCTTTCAATAGACATTTTATTGATGAAGGTTTTAACATGAACATTAATACTTGGATTTGGAGTAAAGTTAATCAGCGTTGTATTGCCTGATCTAGTTGCACCCAAGGTTCCTAATCCAACTGGAGATGGAGCACCTGAGGTATCAACATTTGCAAATTCAGTTAAAGATATATTTGTATCATCATCAACAATAGTGAATTCAAACATTTCATGGATATTATTTGTTTTATCAGAGACAACAGCGATTCCGTATGCAGCATCAACATCGGTGTCTGTGGGATTACCATATCTACCAACATTAGTCGCTGTTGGACTTCCTGACGACGCGATATCAACACCCTCTGCTGATAATTTTGTAAAGGCATATGCATCAGTTCCAACTCCAAGGTAACCCTCAGAGGAGAATCCTACGGCAAGAACATTGACAAAGGTAGTCGTAACTCCTGCAATTGGAGTATAACTTACAACTATATCTTTGCCCGATAGACTTGCTCCAATTGTTCCCAATCCGGTAGAACCGCTTTGTGAATCGAGGGTGTGATTTGTTAATTGATTGTATTCTAGTATCTCCACAGATGAATCATTATGAATAATACTAATCTCTTCAAACTCTGTCTTGTCATTGGAGTTTTCAATACTTACAAGAAGTTTTGCAGCTCTTGTGTTAGAAGACTCTGTTCCTATTCCTCCAAGAGTAATCAAATTGGTTGCTGTGGTGCCAGATATAAGAATATTTGAACTTGCAACACTAACTAAAGATCCAGGGAAACTAGATGCAGTAGAAACACCAATATTTTCTGTTCCAAGACCAATAGATTCTGTATTCAATCCTAATCTATCTAAACTGTAACTAAAGACAGATAGAGCATATCGATTTAATTTAAACTTGGTTGGGAAGAATTGCAGAACTCCTTCACCACCCTCAATACCATAGTCATAGGATCCTAAGTCTAATACAGTATCAACATCTCCATATTGACTAATCATTGACTGACCATTAACTCTACTGTTTACTACAGTAACGAGTGACATTTGTCTCTCTGAGGTAAATATAGTATCTTTAACAAGACATAAGAATTTAACTGCTTGACCATCTACTAAAGATAGTCTTGATACCACTTCAAATGGAGTTGATCTTCTATTACTGTTAAACAATCCACTAATATCATCTATACTCAAAACTCTGTTGCTAACAGACTCAGAAAAATCAGTAATAAGTCTAGTTTTAAATGATATTTCATCAGAGAACTCAATATCACCCTGTAAGAAGTTTTCTGTTGCAAAATCAAAATTATTAACACATTCTAAATCACCAACACTTATCATATCAATTTCGATAGTGGTGGCATCTACGGGTTGTATATCTAAAGAATCTCTTTCTTCACCAACGAGAGTGGATTCTACCTGAAGATCTCCAAATTTTTTAAACCCAGTAGTATGAAGTAAAGTACTTACAACATCATTCCAGTCATCAAAAGGAACTTTTGATTTAATAGAATATGAGAAGTTTTGATAATAATCATTGTCAGGTATCTTCTGATCAAACTTGTTTAAGAATCCAATACTTGTTTGCCAACCATTATCTACGATAGAATAATAATCTAAGTTATATTCTGTATCAAAATCAAAGTTATTGGTGATAGTTGCTTTAGAACCGGTTACTAGTTCTTCAATTACGCTTCCAACTATAAAATTATCAGCACTTTCAACTATAAGCGTCAAGTTAACTTCATCCCAGTTAGAGATAACTCCTTCTGAATCTCCAGATATAACAGTATTTCCTACTTGGAAATTATTAGATACTAAATCAAAATCAAATATTGGGAAATATTTCTCTGGTGTCAAAGTTATTGAAGAGTTGATAGTATCAAGTTTTCCCATCGTATCAGTATCACCAAGTTTATCAAATCTATAAGTGACAACACCAACGTTTCCACCAAGACTCTCATGCACTCCTATAATTTCAAATGTCTCATAATCATAATCTGCTGAATTAAATCCTTTCGCAGTGGTTCCAACTCCAACACTTGCATGTTCTATAAGAACCTTATCGCCTATGGAAAGAGGGAAGTTTTCACTATATTCCTCTGTCATAGTAGCAGTTACAGTTTTGTCAGAAGCATCATACACTAAATTACTAACTCTAATTCCATTTGGATTATCCAAAGGAAGAATGATTGGATTGGCGTTGTTTAACGACTGAGAATTTTTAAGAATACTGACATTTGTGTCACCTAAATTGTATCTTATATCAATATCAGAAATTTTCTTTTTAGTAGTTCCATCTAAAACAATTAAAGCAGGAGGAACTGTATATCCCTGACCAAATGAGGTGATTCCAATTCTGTTAAATTTAAGGAAGGTGCTCACCTCTAAAATTTGAGGAAGTTGTGCCTCCGGTGCCAAAGTTGGATCAGAGGGATAATTGAATCCAATATTCTTTAAATCAGTTCTAGTAACCTTTCCTATTGTATTACTAGACGGTTTTAGAACAGCATTTCTTCCCAACGATGAGGTTATTGAACTGATTCCAGGTAGTTTTGAATATCCCTTTCTTATATCGTTAGAATCAATTTCTGCAATGGGTCCATATACTGATGGTGAATTAGTAGTGTATGATAATGCAGATGATGATGTACTAGCATAAGAAACAGACTCGGGGAAAGTTTCTAAAGAATACTTAAAGGTATTCGTTGTCACACCACTGACTATATGCTGTCCAGTATAAAGACTTTCAAATACTTCTATTTGATTGTGATCTTTTACCTCTTCACTTATGACAGCTTCTAAATTAACTGTTAAGTTTCCGGCAACTCTTAGTGGTTCTAATCTGTAATAAAGAACTTTGGGAGTATTTCCAGTTATATCTAAGTCTATCCTTGCATTTGAAGTTCCTAATGTACCAAACTGTCTAACTGCAAAATCTGAATCTTTTCCTTCAGTGACATATTCTCGTACATAATTAGAATCGGTGTAAAATTTAAATGTAAACGCAGGTAATACAGTTGTATTTTGAACGTAAGATAAAGATGAATCACTAACATCAAATCTAACGCTGGTGTCTTTATAGAATTTAAGGGGAGGATTTACTGGTAACAAAGAACCTGAAGAATCATTTGATATATCTACAAATTTTGGATTTGGTTGTTTTGTTTGGTATGTTGATTCACATAATTTGACGTTATTAGTGTCAACAACATATGCATAGTATTCTTGGTTATTAAGTAAACCAGTAGCGGGTGCTGTAGCACTATGGATAACTTTTTGTCCAGTAATCAGTCCATGGTCAGATATATTAAGTGATGAGTCTGAACTAATACCAGCGAGGGTAAAAGATAATTCACCAATTACTGTCTTTCTATTATGAGTGTTATATCTAACCTGTTGAGTTTTCGTTATAATTGGATCTACATCAACAAAAACAGTTTCATTCCTAGAAAGACCATGAGTTCCTGCTACAGAAACAGTTACTTCATTTCTATCAATTTGACCTTTAACAACATTCTTATGATTAGTTTGTAAACTATGATTTACTCCTGTTCCGACTCCAACAAAATACAGTAATCCACAATGAGATGTCGTGTCTGCTATGCCAACAAAAGTTCCTATGGTTCCTAATCCAACTCTGACTGAGGATAAACCAATAAAGTCGCTTCCCAAATTAGCAACGAATACTTTTGTTCCATCAGTTATGATGCCAACACCAGCAGTAGCCTCTGTCTGAACTCCGATAGGAGATCCACCATTAAGTTGATAAGAAACTTCGTCACCTGTAATCAACCCATGATTGGGTAAGTATAAATGTTGTGCTAAAATAAACTTGGAAGTAGAACCAGATCCAGGATTTACAAAAACGATTGTTGATCCTGCACCAGTTGCTGTAGATGAACTGATTCCCAAGGACTCGGCGGGATTGAAGTAGTATTCTCTATTTCTTCTGCCACTGTAAGTTGTCTTGTAACCTACGTTAATTGTAAATCTTCTAGGATCTTCCTTAATGGCAGTGGTTATTGTGTGCGATACACCAACCACTCCATTTTGAGATCTTAAAACTCTTAATCTAGAAGATTCTTTATCAATATTCAAAACTTTGACCGTTTCAGTTCCAATTGTTAAAATATCATTCTCTTGAATTTGAGGATATTCAAAACTTCTTGTTGAAACATCAATAAAAGTTACAATTCCTGTAGAATTAACAGTGCCAATAAATTTAGAGACTGTTAAAGTATTTGTAGTAACTCCTACTTGATAATTTCCAGCAAGTCTTGCTGAGGTTGTTGAAATACCAGATAAATTTACGATATCATCATCTTTAAGATTGTGAGAAGCACTAGCGATACCTATGAAGGAATCATTGCCTACAGGATAAAATTCGATATTAGATATACTAGTTTTAGCAGCACTCACTAAAGTTACATTTTTACCTCTAACTTTGGATACCCTAGATGCAGAGAAAAATTCTGTTCCACTTTCCTTTTCAAAAATAATACGATCATTAACTTGATAATTAATTCCACCGCTTTGTATGCCAACTGAAGTAATATATCCTTTTTCAGCACTTTTTATAGTTGAATCTGAATCAACAAAATCAAATGGTTTTTGTAAGTAATCATATCCACTATTCTTTTTATTCATTGAATATGGATAAGTATTTCTCCTCCAACCATGCTGTCTTACATCATAATTTTTCTGATTTGAATTATTATCATAATTAAATTCGTTTGGTTTAGAGTTAAATGACTCTCCTATCAAATATGGAAATATTGGTCTCTTAAATCCTTTGAATAAACCATCAGAAGACGCAGTAGTGTCTATCGTTGCAAAGTATGCATAAGTTCCATTCGGAAAATCTGGAGTCACACAGAATCTTCCATTATTTCTATCTAAACTTGAATCGCTAGTTGACTCAACCCAAGTAAAATCTTCAATGAAAAATTCTTGGGGGAAAGCACTTAATGGGGGTCTGTTATCTTTTAAATCTAGAACATAACCGGACTTTAACTGAACTATGTTTCCACCAGTCGCATTTTCGTATCCATAAGGACCATAAATTGGATGACCATCATATGCCCAACCAAGTATTCCCGAGTGATCAGTATTTGTTGTTTCTTCACCGTTAACTAATTTAAGATCTTTTTTACCATAAAGGGTAGATCCCCCAGAATCAACTGAATAGATAATTTTTCTCAAAGATCTAGGTGCATAAGCATAAGATACTTGTAAGTCGTCAGTTGCATTGCTAGAATCCATTAAGAATGCATCATCAGAATTTAAATTATTCTGATTTTTCTTAACGTTATTAATCGTCCAAGTTTGTATTTCAGTGGTAAACTGAGCATCTTTACCAGCAGGTACAATTTGAATGGTTGTTGTAGATGATCCATAACCAACACCAGCACTAATAATTTCAACTCCAGTAATTGTTCCATTAGAAAGTCTTGGAGTTAGTTTTGCTCCCTGACCAACTCCATTTACAATAAGTTCTGGTGGGGAATTATATTCCTGCCCAGGTCTATTAATAACTACATCTGATATCTGCCCGTTTGCAGAAATAACCGTTTCTAACTGTGCACCAGTTCCAGATCTTAATGTTATTCTAGGATCTCTCTTAAAGTTAATTACATCAGACACTCCATATCCAACTCCAGTGCTTGTTAGTTTAATTGAAGTTATTTGACCTCGGAATACTGGTTGAACAACTGCCTTAAAATCACGTCCTCCAGTAGAGGCAAGACCGACATTGCCAAGAACTTCTACTGAAATTGGTTGATAGTTGAAATTATGAGTTCCTACACCAATACTAGAGAGTGTTTGGTATTGATTTGTATTGAAGTAAAAATCTTTTGCAGTGGAACCTATGCCAATTGAACTTAATCTAAAAGAATCATTATCAATCTCTGTTACATAATAATCTGTTTCTGCTGAGAGTCCACCAATTGAAGTCCCTTGAACTGTATAATTAATGATCTCTCCAGTTTTGTAACCATGATTAGAAATATTAATTAAATTGAGTGCTGTATTAATACCTGCAGGAGCGCACGTTCTCTGCTTGTTCTGGTACCCTGTACCAGGGTCTACGATGCTTATTGACCCAATCGCTGATTTAGCGTTTAAACATCTAAGTTGATGTGTCCCATCACCAAAACTGCCAAGAGTAATGGTTCCAACCCCAGCAACAGCATCACTTAAATTATTGTGTAATTTTATTTGATATGGAGACAAAACTCCTGCATAATAAGTGGCATCTGTTGATAATCCACCTATTGCTTTTTTGCCAAAAGTTTTATAAACAACTCTCTCTCCATTTTTAAATCTATGATGAGTTGTAAACCCAATAATAGAAACTGTTGTTCCAATACCAACGTCTCCTATTCCCGTTGTGGTTGTAGAAATACCAGAAGCATTAAAAGAATTTGCAGTATGAACTGGAATCATGTTTACTTCAGCTTTGGCACCTACTCCATTACCTCCAGTAATTTTTATTTTTGGAATCTCTACATAATCAAAACCTGAATCTATAATTCTAATTTCTTTAAGACTACCACTAACATCACAAATACCGGTTGCACCTGATCCAACAGAATCTTCAATATGAACAATAGGAGGATTTACCACATCATAGTTCAATCCACCAGAAGTTACTTCAATAGAATTTAATCTTCCATGATAAATGAAGTCATTTGATTTATAATTTAATATTTCAACTCCATTAATAAAAATACCAGAATATTTTAAATTATTTTTAGGAGTAAAAGAATCTGTTACTGGCGTGGATATTTCCCTATACAATCTGGTTGCGCTAAGATCTTTTCCCCTATTATCTGCTCTTTCTACAATATTACTAGTAATTACAGTAGAATCAGCACCGCCAGGAGGAGTTATAGATTCAAATTTACCAGCGTACAAATTTGATGCACTTTTTGCAATTTTAATATTATTTTCATCAATTCTTTGTACAATATATCTACCCTCTATAAAAAGAAAACTACCAATTTGTTCACTAATAATTACATTACCATCTGGTTGAGTGATTTCTGTAGTGGTTTTTTCTGGGGTATAATAGATAATATCCCCAGTAAAGAAATTATGGTCAATACCATCGGTAAGTTTAATAGTTTCGTCACCTAAACGATACGTTCCACTAACAAAGAATCTTTGATTTCTAGGATTTACTTTAGAATCCAAATAAGATGGTAAAGAATTAGTTGAAACTAAGACTTTATCATCTTTAACATATACGTTATTAATATTTGCATTATATGTAGATACACTTGAATATAAATCAGATTTGAATTTTGTTATTCTCTTTGATGCCTTTACCTGCCTCGTTGTATCACCAACTCCACTTCCTCTTATCAGAAGTTGCTTTGCACTAAAAACATCAGTAACAACTAAATCATTGGGTGATTTTAAATTACTACGATCTGTCAACTCTATAAGATCACCTATTCTAAAAACATGATCGTCTTTAGTTGTTAACTTATAGATATCGTTATTAGCATCCTCTAAAGTTAAAGACTCTATATCATAATACTGTGCAGTATTAAAGAACCAATTATTCGACTTTAAACCTGAGGGAATTTTTCCCAGAGATTTGATTTTAATTTTTGTATTCTCTAATTGATAATATGCATCTGTTGGTTTTTGGAGATCACGTAAAACTGATCTAATTTTTACTTTAATACCATCATCTTCTTGGGTCTCTGGATCATATCCATATGCAAATACATTCTGGTCAATGATAGTTTTATCTTGAATTATCCTTGTTATACTACTTGTGCTGATACCTAAAAACTGAGTATTAATCTTATCTGTATATGTTACTATACCACTGGTTCCATCTTCAAATTTAACTAAGAGAGAACCAGAATCTTCAAACCCTATTGTTGAATCAACATCAATATAAGTTTGTCCCACGGCAACAGAATCTATTGCAGATGTCTTAGCATGAACAGTGAAATCACCATACAAAAGATTTGATGCTCCATCAAATCCACTGAATGAACTATCTAAACTTACTTTATAATATGAATCAGTAAGAACACCAACATAAACTTTCTCAACGTTAGATATTGGAGCATATGCCATATTAATTGAACCAGTTGGATCCTGGAATAAAGTGGCATTGAGTAAATTTTCTGGGTTACCCTCTTGTGCTTCTACAATTAAATCTCTTGTTAATCGATATTGTGCATTTGATGGACTAATTAAATTATCTTGGGGTCTTATTAATTCTATCTCATCATTATATAATGCTTTAAATAAAATTTTAAAGGAAGACTCTGTTCCTCTTGTGGAATATAAATCGCGAGATTGTCTTATAAATTGAGCTTGATTTAAATTATCAGTTAACTTTTCTGTTTGAAGCCCAGGTAATAGTTGACCTTTTACTCTTCTTAAAAACTCTTGTAAAAATAAAACACTAAGATTTTTTACCGAAGTTTGAAACTTGTGACTATCTGCTGAAGTTTCACTAAATGTTAGTTCTTCAGAATTATTAGATTTATCATAAGAAGATACACCAGTAAATCCTCTTTGGCAAAATAGTAATCTATTACCAACTCTTGTTTGATATACAATGATTTCATCATCTATTTGAACAATTCCCAATTGATCTGGAAATCCATCTGCATTATAAACATCAATAAAATTTTGAGTATCATCAATATCAGCTGCTAATTGAGATTCACTGACAGTATTAGCATTCTCACTTAATTTTAAGTAAGAATCAATATTATTGATTAAATCTAAAGTTCCACCTTGAAAATCTAAACCATTATAATACTGCTGGAAAAATTCATCAATTAGAGGAAATTCATCTTTAATATATGATGCTAATTGACTCCCAACTAGGTGGCGAATTTTTACGGTATTTTTCGACATTTGATTCTCTTACAAAAATTTATTAATATGGGTTATTATTAACATTGACATAGCTTGATGAACTTCTATATGTTGAACCTGAGGGATCAGAACCAGAAGAAATGTCATCAATAATCATTTGAACATTGGAACTATCTAATTGTAAATAAAGATCCTGTAAACCAATTACATCGTTTGAATGTGGAACTGCAAATATTTCCATAATTTGTAGTCCATCTTTGTTTTTACCGGAGGTGATGTTGATTGGATTTAAAGTTATACGTCCTGTCATGTAATCAATTGCACCAACATTTCTTCGTTTTACCACAGGAGTTGTTGATCCTGGTGCTTGCAAAGAATATAATGATATTATTCCAGTTTTTGTATCATTGGGTTCGTCAAAAAGATAAACATCATCTGTTATATCTAGCACTCTAAAAGGACTCGATTTTATGTTGTAACCATTTAAAGATTGAACATGCATATGATTACCAAAATCGATTGCATACTCTGCAAACTGATTAGTCGCAAGTCTCAAATCTCTTCTCATTTGTATAGAAGTTAAATTAGAGGTAATTGACTGATGACTCTGATCAATAATTCCTAAAAACTTACTATATTTGAATCTCGTACCATATTTATTCAACTCAGAGGAATCTGCATATGCTTGAATATTGTTTTGAATTGTCGTGGAAACAGCAGCAACATCTGTGATTGCTCTTGAGTTGTAATAGACTTTACTATCAGTAACAATATGGAGATATTTTAAATCTAGTATTTCAGGTACAATACCAGTTACAGAATATTTTCTTAATTGTCTTTTTATATTTTCTTTAATTCCTTGAGAGATGAAATCTCCGTTTCTGGGTTTGATACTAATAAAAACTTTTCCAAATCTAGGGGGAACTAACTCTTCCCCTCCAAAAACTGATATTGACTCTGCTTCTGGGTAAATTTTATTTGGAATAAGAATTTCATAGTCATTTGCAGTTATTGCACGATCTTGAGTTCCATATACCTGGGGTGCATACTTTTTAATTGAAGCAACACTCTCAATAGCAGCACCACCTGTAGAGGGTGTTTGAGATGAAATAAGGGAGATTCCACTAGTGACTGTATTTTCTATGGAATCTTGCAAATAAACTAATCTACCGCTAAAATTAAAATCACTAATCCTATTGGAATTAGCACCATCACAAACTAAGTAAGAAATCTCTACAACGTTTCCATCTTCAAGTGCTCTCCCAAATACACCATCACCAAAAATAACCTCATACCTTTCATCCTCTATTTCTTGTAAAAAGAAGACTGTAGATGATCCATTTATGACATCATTAACTTTTGAATCAATTAAACTATTTGTTAAATCATATTTTAGTTTTATTGTTGAAGTATTTGACGGTTTTACCACGACCAATATTGTATCGGTATCAATTCCAGGATTATTCAGTGTAAACCGTTGATTTGGATTTTGTGAAGAATATGTATAACTTTGAGTTATTTTTGTTCCTTCAATAACTTCTAAATTTTCAAATATCGCTCTTCTATCAAATACAGAGACTGTTGTATCCTCTAAAACATTAAAAACATATGACTGTCCGCCAAATTGATTTGAAGTTGCAGCTACTGGTCCTGCTTTTAATGTAACAGATGGTGGTGATGTTGACAGTTCATCGAGGTCAACAAAGAAGTCAACAACACACCTAGATGCTTTCCTTGATTTTGGGGTGTATCCAATATTTCTTGCCAGTGCAACAACATTCTCTCTTAAGGTTGCACTATCAATGAATACCTCATTTGCAACCATGTTTGCATTATATGAGTTGATATAAGTGTTATAAGCAAGCAGATCAATAATGCTTGATAGGTTTGACCCCTCAAAGTCGTAATCCGTAAAATCGGTATTTGTTCTAAGAACTTCTCTTAGTGTGCTTTTAATCTGGTCAAAGTCCAGAGTGCTGAAGTTTAGGAGTGGCATTTACCTTGTTGGTTGCAAAACGAATTCTAGTTGTTGCTCTGAGATATCCGCACCAATAATTTGGTATGTAATGACAATATCATATTGATTGCCATCAAAATCTGGGTTCACTTGGACAGATTTTAGATCTACTCTTGGTTCAAATCTTCTAATTGAATTTTCAATTTCATCACGGATTGTAAGTGAAGTTATTTCATCCATGTTCTCAAAAAGCATTTGAGAAACTCTTGATCCGAATGTTGGTTGAAAAAACTTTTCTCCAGGTGTTGTAAACACAATATTACGAACTGAGCGAGAAATCGCAGTAGCATTTTTTAATGCAATCAAGTCATTATTCAAAGGATTAACCTTAAATGACATGCTTACATCTTTAAAACCGCGACTAATTCGCTCTAAAGGCATGGACCAACGTTGTATTAGAATTATATTTTATTTATGTCACATTTCTAACTAAAATTCATTAAGATTTACTTGCTTAAGAGTCATAATTTCTTCATTTTCATCAAAAATTTCAGTTTCTTTCAAAGAATCCGTCTTTTTTGGTGTTTGATCGTCATTTGCGATCTCACGGAGCATCTTTTGATGTTGATGATTCGCTAAATTGTCTAAAAAATCGTGATTTGTGGTCATTTTTCCTCTTTTTCGGGTAAATTTTCGCGTTCTTTGGCAGTTTTCCAAAAATATTCATCCTCACGTCCCATTCCAAGGCGTTCATAACCGTTTTCAACACTATAATACTGTGTAGAGACCTTAAAATCGGGCATTTTAGGGTCAACAGGTGTTAAACTATTGTCAAAAATACGCATTCTATTATTTGGGTACAGTGCATACTGTCCATTATCTAGTTCAATCAAGTTTGATGACTTATGTTCAGCAGGATTCTCACTTGTTGCATAATCAACGACATCAGGGTCTTGGTGATAATTGTCCAGGGTACACACGTAGGTGCCCTTCTGAGTGCCGAAATCGCGTGTGTATAGTTCATAGTCCATAGACCCAATAAATTGCTTCTGAACGGCAACTACGCCATAGTCCATGCAGTTCCAAAACTGTAAGTTAGGTAGGTCCATATCAGGTTCTGGTGTCTTTGGCTCCGAGACGAACGCGCTGATTGGCAGTTTATCATACATTGCAGCATATTCAGGTAAATACGTCTCAAAATAAAAAGCGCGTCCAGGAATCGACTTTGCCGAAACCCAAACGCCCTTTACAAATTCACCGTGACCACTTTGATGGTCAGTTAAGTATTCTTTACGTACCCATACCTCAACAGAGGGAAGGTTGCATATAAGTGCAGCCATAGTAAAATTAATATATCTTTACTATCTAGCGACCTTGACCTTTATAACGTTTTTTCTTTCCATTCCGAGAGGTTGCCGAGAGAAGCGTGCGTTTTCCACTACCCTGACGAGTTTTCTTGGGCTTGCCCTTAATATAGCTGCCACCTTTCATGATCATAACCGAGTTTCCTCCAGTGTAATTAAATTAACATCAAGTTCTTTACCCTCTGAAGCACTTTCATAATAGTCCTCAGAGTATTTCTGTAAAAGATCTGCACACTCCTCAGGGGAAAGGTCTGTGTGAATCCTCTCCCCCTTGTAGAGTACATTAAATAATACGAGTCTTTTCATGTCCTACACGAATGCGAGGGTCACACCAGATATCGAAACCTGCTTCTTTTGCATCAAGACAGAATGAGACATCCTCACCACACATATCTTGTACATTGCCAGATTCAAAGACTTGCATCTTCGGAGCAAACCAAGGATATTCTAGGTTCTCAAAGACGCCATTCTTAATCATCACCCAACCGAAACCAGTGTAATCTACCGTGAATGGTTTCTTACGTTTTGACATCGTTTCAGTAGTCTCGTGATTCATCACTCCACCATTCTTACGGAAGTCATCTTCTTCCAACCAGTGTGCTACTGAGGTAGTATGTCCATCTTCAGTAGCATACCAACCAGCAGTAATCTCCTTCTCTTCACCATCTGCATTTACTGCAAGATCACATAGTTGCCAAAACTTAGTGGTATCAAAAACAATATCACTATCAATCCACAATTGGTAATCATACTGCAACTTACCGTCCCATGGGATCTGCTTAGGTCCACGGAGTACGTTAGCACCCAAGCACTTGCAACGTGCAAAGTTTACCATTGAAGAGTAATCCTGACTGATCTGAATACTCATACCGTTCTGAACCATGTCGAAACACAGTTGAACAAAATTCTTTAAAAATGTGAAAGAACACCCACGACCTGGAAGACAAAATACAATTGCCTTACCTCGCATTCTTTCTTTGATTGCTTCAATGTCCCACTCTTCTTTCTTCTTAGTGGGCGCATTTGCTTTTACAGTAAATCCTTTAGCCATAGTTTGAATTAACCTTCAGATCAATTATATCGTAGTATGTATGCAAAGTCAATAAGATGGGTCCTCAGTGTTATATGGAGATTTCTCAACCTCCTCATATGACAAATCCTCAATGGAATAATCAGTCTGCATTAGACCAACTATACCCTTGAGGGTGTTCCAGGTTACACCGAATTCTTCCTCTTTAACACTATGAAATAAACATTTATTCTTTGCGTATATGTGAAAAATTTTTTCCTGCTCCTTTGGAGTCATTTTTTTCCTGGGGAATTTTTTTTATCTATTTTGAAATGAAAATCCGAATAATATATGTCTCTCGAATTGTCACCTCTGTAGGTTAGGGTAGTTAGCGTTTTTTATATCACGCCGCCCGCAACGCAACAACAACGCCCCCATAAACACTGTCATTTCACTGATACTCCCAGTCTACCATATACGGGGCAGAGTGTCAACAACTGCCCCTCACTAAGTATCAGACACCGAAGTAACAATCAGAATTGATCTCAACGGTGTTCACTTTAGGGTCTCTGTAGTTAACACCGTCAGGGGTCGATAAGTCATTGAGATCACACCCTTCGAGTGCATCTACAAATTCTTCGTAGTTACCTGCGGCACCTGCTAGTTGATACAAACCCTCATCATTACCAATCCAGAGTGCAACATTCCAGGTCTCATAATTCGTCCAACCGTTATACGTGGTATCAGTGAGATTTGTCTGAAAGGTTGCGGTCATAGAGGTTCGAGTCATGCTTACACTATAGGGACACTTTAGAGGTGAGTAACATTAATATCCACACACTTTACCACCGCGACGGTGCACTTAGATCCTCCACGTAACTATCGATAACCTTCTCTGATCCTTCCAATTCAAATAACTCCTCCCAGTTAATATTGTGAGGATTAAAGTCTTCTAAGGTCTCCAATTCCAACGTAATACGATAACGCTGCTTCTGTGCTTGTTGATACGTGACTGACATGATTGGAGGTCCGTAAGTGTTACTGTACTATTATAGAATCTAGGAGAAATATTGTCAATCTGCCTGCCCATATTTATAAGGATTACTGATAGTTTTTGACTGTCAATCCCTCAAAAAACTTATGAGCGGGTCGTTGACATTTTGCGGCGTTCGTGTTAGACTGCTCGCTAAGATCACAAGACCTAGACACATTTATCAGAACGTAATCACGGTGACCTGAGCACATTTAATCACACACAAATATACTCCACAGATACTCCACAGATACTACAGATATACCACTAAGTTACTCTTACCATAAAAAACGAAAACATATTTATAATATCATTTTTAATTGATTTTTTAATACTTTTTGTATCAATTTATACTAATTAGTGTTAGTAACCGTTCTTTGCTATCTCTATAAAAAAGACCCCTAAACTAGGAGTCTTGGTATAACCTTTCGATGGTGTTTTTTCTCTCTTGCATCATATCTACTAGGTTGGAGTCAAGTAGATTTATCAGAAGATTTGCACCTATGATAATAACAAGAGAAGAGAGAATAATACGCATTGGTTTGTGTTAACAAAGGATCAGGCAAAGATGTAACCTTGCTCCCAATCTCGGGTAACTTTGTTGTCATTAATAAACCATTGATAATCCTTCTGAAAGACACCATCAGTCAGTGAATCACAGAACCGATTGATAAGCGCATTAAGACGACTTTTGGTTGTAACTGATTGCCAACCACCATCAAAGATTTGAAGATAGTTGTCACCAACCTCAGCGATCTTATTGCCATGAAGACGAACAACAGAAACACCATTCTCTTCATTGTAGTGAACAGAAGTATTAGCGGATTGCCAATCTTTGTTGTTAGCAATGGCGTCATTCATTTGCTTTTCGATCTTACGCATGTTTGGTTTGTGTTAGTTTGGTGTGAGGTGGGGAGCGCCTACACTATAAGGACACTTTACTGGTGAGTAACATTTACATCAAACAATCTGAAAGGTATTAAGATCATTGCGATTGTCGCAACTTTCCCAGGTATTATAGAAACTATCCCATGCAATCTTATTATCAACAAAGGAGACAATATTCATCATTTCACATACCCAATCATATGCCATATCTACATCGGCATTTGTATCATTTACAAAGGCAACCATTTGTCCCATGATATCATCCCAATTTTCAATAATATCTGGGGTGAGAGAGAAAGAGTTGTAAGACATTTGTTTGTAAAGATGTTGTTTAATAAGTGACATAAATCACCCCACACATGCCATTGGACGATATACATTAGCAGGACACTTTTCGGTGTGATAGTCAGTAACCTCAGCACCTCCAGCAATACGCTCTGCCCACTCATTTCGTGCGGTAAGTGCTGTTACTGTGGAATAAGATTTTTGTCCATTAGCACAAAAGGTGACACACTTGACAAAACGTTTGACAACGACTTTCATGCCTTTGATATCATCAGCCTCAGCAATGAATGCCTCAGGGAAGAAATCAACAATACAGACGGAATTTGAGAGTTGCATGTTAGAAAGAAAGAATTGAACGGTGCTTACACTATAGAGACACTTTAGAGGTGAGTAACATTTACATCAGACTAACTCGTGTTGATATGCCATCCATTGCTCTTCTACGACTTCATCCACACTCTCTTGAATCACCTGATAGATGTAATCAATGTTGCCTACATCATTAAAAATACGTCTAACCAACTCAGGATCTTCTATGTTGTTATCATAATCAATCTCACCATTTTCATCCTTCATATGACAATCTTCCTTGGTATAAATCCATGCGGCACATTCTGCATCTTCTCCTAATTCCTTGATCATACTTGATACACGGTCTTGAAGTTGCTTGAGAGTGTAATTCATTTAATCAACCTCCGAACATGTCGTCGAATAACTGTTGAGAACTGACTTTCAATTCCTCACGATGTTCTTGTGCCCAACGTTGCTCATCTTCCATACGTTTGATAGCAAGTTCACGAGGCAATCCTTCGTGCATAATAACATTTCCGTTTGGTAGTTTGTGCATGAACATAGAGAAGAAAAGAATGGTGCTTACACTATAGAGACACTTTAGAGGTGAGTAACATTTACTCTTTGAATGTAGGGTTGACACCTATCACCGTTGCCTTAGGATTACGTGCCAGTGCTGTTTCCTTTGCATCTTCATTATTGACGGCATGAACAGTTTCGGTGAAAACTTTACCGCCAACATACAACTTAACTTCGTATTTCATGATCAAAAAATGTGTGTGAAACGTTTGTGAGTTGCCTTGGCCATTCTACCTTCATTCAACATGTTATCGCACACGTTGATAAAGATTTGAAACTTTTCCTCTCTTGTGAGAGTATCTGCCCGGTCGCAATTCTTCATCACTTCGAGCATCATTTTCTTGGATGTGATCATAATGAATGACAGTAAGTTTGTCTAGTTGTTGTTGTAAATCAGGGAAGAAATCGTTCACAGGTACAAATATCCTCCTGCCCAATCTGCATTTTCCAGCAACCATTCACGTTGCTCAATCAATCG